TAAGGAAGAGAAGAAAGTAGAGTTATCACAAGGCGCCTCTTACTACCAAAGTAAGTATAACTTGAAGGGGGACACCGCTTCGTCTTTAGACACCCCTGAGGCTAAAAAAATAATTAAAGACGCGGTCTCCGAGCACCTATATAGCCAAAGTAATAATGGTGCCATGCATATTATGCATATTAAAGCGCTAATAAAGCGTTCTTTTGATAGCCAGAATAATATTGTAGCTAAGGATAACTTCCTTCTTCGAGACTTCACAAAACTGAAACCTGCGTTAGACGCTGCAAAAGATTCTAAGGAACTAAAAACTATTCTGTCTAAGTTAAATCTACAGCAGTTTACCGAGTCTTGGGTAGGTCTAGCAAAACACGTAGATAGTATGTTGAAGGGAAGCAAGCTTTCTATAGCTCTAGAAGGTGCTGAGACGCACAACGAGGCAAAAGTAGCTGTAGAAGCCTTGCAGATGGCTTTATTTAAACTAAGAGCAGAGTACTCAGCTCTTAATGACTTAGCCGCTAAACAAGGGAGACTTTCAAAAATTTACGCTCCTTTTGAGTCTGCTCAAAGTGTTTCTGAGAAAATGACACACGAAGACGCACAGGTTAACACCAATATTAAAAAACTAGAGCACGAGAAGAAGTTAGCTGAAGCATCTCTACTAAACCCTGCGAAGGAACTGTCCCAGGCAAAAAGAGAGGAGATCAGACTAGGTATCCTTAAGTCTGGGGCTAAGATACAAGCAGAGCAAGCCAAGTTACATGGCCTTAGCAACATACTTCTAAATAAGAATTACAGGGCGTTCCAAAACACTTTAGACATAAAGACAAAAGAATTAGAGCTAGACAGATCATTATTAGCAGCACAAGAAGCTGCAGGGACTGTTTCAAAAGAGAACGCCGTAATTAGTAGAGCTAATCACGGGTCTACTAAGTCCTTCCAGGACTATACTAATAAAGCAGCAAAAGATTTAGTTGACTTTGAGAACAGGAAGAAGAAACTTTATGCAGAAACTGGAGGCAAAAAACCTAGTGCTCAGCAGACTCAGGATCGCCAAATATTCCTGCAGTTTGAAGAAGCACGTCTAACCAAAAAACTAGACCTATACCTTGCACAGTACAAGGTAGAGGGGCAAATTTTACGTCTAGCTAAAGAGAGGGAGATCGTAGAAGTTAAAAGTAATAAGATGGCGAAAGAAACTGGCCACTACAGTGCTACTGCGGACCTACACAAAGAGATCTACGACTTCGGAGTCCTGCATACTGATAGCCAGAAGACCAGGTACGATCTGCAAGATAGAACAAATAAGCTAGAAGTAGCAGCGTGGGAGACATCGTTAAAGTACTCACTAGCACAAGAAACTGGTAACAAAGAGCTACAGGACTCTCTATCCAAAGAAGCAGCTATAGTGTCTTTAAAGCAGAAGAAGCTACGAGTAGAGAAAGAGTACCTAAGCCTTTATATTGATTTAAACGCACAGAGAGAGGCAGAGAGTGCCTTGGCAGATAAAGCATTAGACGTTGCCTCAAAAGAGTATGAGTTCTTTAACAGTATTAATACTCTTACAATTAAGAAATTAGCAGAGACAGCTTCTTACCAGAAGAAGTACCTGTCTATAGAACAGAAGATAAAGAATGTTAAGGATACTATAGTTAAGGCAGGGGACGACCTTAACACTAAGACCCTTTCGGGGATAGAGTTAAGCACCCTACAATTAGAGCAGCAGGAGTTGTTCTTAGTAAATCGTAAACGTATTTTAGATACTTTCGAAGACGAACACAAGCTAACTAAAGAAGTATACAAAACTGACTCTGTATTTACTAGCAAAGAGAGCGCCTCTGCTGCAGGAAGTGCTTTCAGTGATGAAATGCACTATAGATTTGTGGAGTTCCAGGAGGACTTCAGAGACAGCATTACTTTCGCAGCAGACTTGTGGGAAGAAGCCTTCTTGGACCCTATAGACAGGATGGCAGAAAATCTAAAAGGGGACAACAGCTTATACGGGGAAGACGGGTACAACGAGTTTTGGAACGACACTTGGAGAGGACTGGGAGACCAGCTCATTGATCAAGGTGCTTCAGAGATTAAGCAGGCTATGTTATCCGACTTCGAGAAGGATAAACTAGCTAAGGCGGAAGCTATAGCTGCAGAGCAGTTATATAGAGCAAAAGAAAGTGCCAAGAGTTTGGTAACTACAGCTTCTTTATTGGCTTCTATAGACCACAGGTTATCTCCACAGGTTTCCGGTAGTATAACTAATACCATTACGGCTATTGCAGACTTGGCAAACCCTTTTAAAACACTGGGGATGGAGGTACTAGCACTTTCCAATAAGTTTAAAGAACTTACAACAGGCGCGGGGGTAACCTCTACCTTAGGTGATAAGGCAAATAAAGTGCCTAATACCTTTGCTGCAGGTGGACACATCGCTGGACCAGGCGGTCCTAAAGAAGATAAGATTCCGGCTTGGTTGTCTAATGGTGAGTATGTAATTAATGCAGCCGCGACCAAGAAGCATCAAGGGCTAATCGAAGCAATTAACGAAGATAGAGTACCTAGATTTTCAGAAGGCGGCCCTACTGGTAAGTATAATATGCGCTCCGCTAAGGCTATCTTCGACGGTAGATTTAGTAAAGGTGTAACTATGCAACATTACCCTGCAGATAAGTGGAGAGCAGGGGAAGTCTCCGGCACTAAGAATGGGGTTAAAGGTTCTTTAACCTACACATTAGATAAGACAGGTACTAAAGTAACTTCTATAAGTATGAACGCCCCTAAAGGGGGTCCAAACTCTCTACAGTTACTAAACAAGCTACTGAATACCAACCCAAACATTAGTCAAATCGACCCATTAGAAACAAGTACTGGAAGTAAGTTTGCAGATAAGAAAGGATACGGTATTAATAAGCGTGTGAACGGGGGGACTCAGGCTCTTAATAGTTGGAAGTCTATGGCTGCGTTGCACGGTGTTAATGTACTTGAGACTATAGGGGAACAAGAAGCTAGAGGTGCCTTCGGGAAGCCTAAAGCTACACAGTCTTCGTTGTTTAAGAGTAACCAAGGTTTTGACCAGAAGTGGTTGAAAGGCGCAGGCCATCAACCAGGGTTACCGGGTGTAGACTCTAAGAATGTATACTCTGATAAGTGGAAGAAACAGTTTGTAAAAGATTTAGCTAATGTTAATAGAGGTACAGGTCAACTAGACTTGTTCCCTCAAGGACAGCTACCTTTCAAAGGGGCAGGTATCCCTAGAAGCAGCGGACCTTCTATGCGAGCTAATGCAGCTAGATTCGGTAAGTCATTCCTAAAGTGGGGCCTAGGTCCTGCAGGTATCGGACTCTCTATAGCAGAGTTAATTGACTGGTACATGGAGTCTAACGAAGAACAGCAAAGTGTTATGGATTCTGTACCTACTAAAGGTATTAACCCTATAACTATGAAGAAGTTCTCTAACGGTGGTAAAGCTGCTAATGAGAATTACAAAAATACGTGGGGAATTGATAAAGACGCTAACAAGGCTAACCAGGATTACTGGACTAACTTTGGTCTTGGAGCTTCTGCGGCTAAATTCGCAGAATTTTTAATGAACTCTAAAGGAATGGGTAAAGGGTGGTTACCAAACGGAATGTTTGAAAGCGCCTTCGGTTCTAAAGGAAGTACTGGTGCATGGTGGAAGGCTGGAAAAATGCCTTTCGGATTACAAGGGTCATTCATGGGCGCTAAGCCTACCATGGGAGGCACTGTAGGACTTGTAGGACTTGCAGGTTGGGGTGGTTTCGAGTTAGGTAGACTACTTAGCCCAGACGCTGATAAGTACTGGACGGAAGAAGCAGAAAATGGGTATTCTAAGACTAAAGGAATGTTCGGGTTCGCAAATGGCGGACTTGCTTCTAGAGGACGCAACGGCGACACTGAGTTAGCTCATGTTAATAAAAGTGAAAAAGCTTTATTAAGAGCTTTAGGCGGTTCAGCTACTCGCAACCCTTCCACGGGGTTAGTTGAATATGCGGGAGGAGACCCAGAAGCTTATATATCTCCGGATAAAGCTGCTATATTTAAAGACTTGTATACGGCAGCAGAGGCTCAGGTAAGATACCTAAGCGAAGACGCAGCTACCACTAAACTCTTAATAGGTATAGGAGAGGATGGTAAGATATCAGAGGCTGAGAAACTTACTATAAGTGCTGATAGCTATAGAACCTTAAACAGTATACTTACTAGTATAGAAGCTCAAGCTACTAGCAGAGCGGAGCTTCTAGGAGACGCCTCAAGAAATGGCTTTAGTAAAGAGGATGCGGAAAAGTATGCGGCAGATAATTCTGCTGCAGGTACTGACTTTTTAAATAGACAAGCAAAAGACAACGAAGCAGCAGGAGATAAAAGAGCTAGAGACTGGAAGATGAATAACTCAGACTTTGGCAAACTTACTCATCAATTTGGTATTGAGATGACCCAGATAAATAGTATTGCAGCTGGTAGCATGAAAATGGCATTGGGCGAAGCTCTTAGAACTGGTAAGTTTGAGTGGAAGACAATGCTATCCAGCATCGCTTTTAGCATTGGTAATGTATTGATGAGTAAAGCGGTAGATACCGGAGTAGACCTGTTAGTAGGGGCAATGTTCGCAAATGGCGGAGTTGCTGCTGGAGGCTTCAAAGCTTTCGCTAATGGAGGTTTAGTAAATAAACCTACTTTAGGTTTAGTAGGGGAAGGTAAGCACAATGAAGCAATTGTACCTTTACCAGACGGTAAGTCTATTCCAGTTATACAGAATACCCCTCCAGGGGGTTCAGGTGGGGAAGTGTACAATAATGTAGCTGTCACCATCAATATGGAACAAGGTACTGCGAAGGCTGAGTCTTCTTCCAGTAAGGATAACGGGGGCGACATAGAAGCTTTAGGCGATATGATTGCAGGACAAGTACAACAGGTTCTTATGGAAGAAAAGAGACCTGGTGGAATACTTTCGGAAATTTAAGATATGGCATATAATTATGATGTAACAGTAGGGTTTAACCCAGATAAGGCACTAAAGCAGGACATGAAGCCCCGTATTTTGGCCGCCCAATTTGGGGATGGGTATATGCAAAGGTCTCGTGACGGTATTAATACTATAACAGAAACCTGGGACTTAACGTGGAAAAACCGCAAACAAGCAGATGGAGAGAAATTAACTAATTTCTTTGACAGTACTGGAGGTATCCAAGCCATTACATGGACACCCCCTTATGGTACAGAAGCTATTAAAGTAATTGTAAATAACTGGAGCGTGTCGTACCCTCAGCTAGGTGTACTAACTGTGCAAGCCAAGTTCACTAGAGTACATGATCTATGAGTAAATCCTTAGTACAAATCGCGGAGAGGTCCACTATATCTCAAATATCGTCGTCCCTTAATACGGATGCTTTAATTGAGCTATTTACTGTGGATGTAGGCTCTGTACCTTCTATAGGGAATACAGATATACTGCGATTTCACGCTGGTACAAATAATATCGACAGAGAAATCATATGGCAAGGAGACGTATACTACCCTTATCCGATAGAGGTTAAGGGTTTTGAGGCCACAGGGTCTAAACAAATACCTAGACCAAGTATGAGTTTAGCCAATATCACCACTACGGCGTCTGGAGATGCTAGAGGGGTGATATCGGGGCTAACTAGAGATTATAATGATTTAGTGGGTGTACAGGTCAACAGAAAAAGAACCTATGGCAGGTTCTTAGATAACTTCTGTAAACTAGCGGATAATACTGTAGTGGCAGGGACTTGTACTGATACAGCCTACCAAGATAGCAAGTCTGACTGCCTTAGCTTTGGGAATAGCTGGGGGGAGTACGACTGTGCTACGTGTGCGGCTGCTGGGGGTACTTGGTATGTAAACCATAATACTGAGTGGAAAGAGATAGCCGCCCCTGAGGGGTTAAGACTTGAGCCAGAGGCTACACATAACCACTCGCATAAAGTAACCCTTACTAATGCTGAAGTATGTGCTTTAGGCGATGGTGCCCAAATTACCACAACCGCAAGTACTAACAGCATCTCTTTAGTGTCCCAGCCTATTCTTCAGACTGATGGTACGGGGTCTATACTTGAAATTAGTAATGCAGAAGCTACCCAAGGTATGGGGTATAATTATGCTGACGGAGTCTATTTAGAGGTTGCACAGCCTCCTTTGCTATCAGACGGGGTAGCAGTAGTAGGGCCCGCCTCCGTCCCTCACGCACACGAGGTACTACTTACAGACGAAGAGCTATACTCCTTATTAGAAACCCCTGGGCTAACTATATCCGCCGTAACTAGTAGTTCTGTGGGCCATTCTCATAATGTATCCGTGCAGTGGAGTAACGTTACCAAACTATTTACTATATTATTTACTACTAATCATACCCCTATGGCGGGAGAAGTCCCTCACTACGCGTACTACCCTAGTAGTTTAGTACCTGCGTCATTTAACTCCATAGAACTAACCCCTGAAGGGGCTTTGAAAAGTTATACTACTATAAGTGGGGGAGCAGGATACCGTTTGGATGCTGTTCTTGTATTACTCCCTCGTCCTACTGCTCATGCCCATAATATAGTACTAGAATATATGTATGAAGGCTCGGAAGAGTTGAAGCTAGTCGAGGGGGTTAATAGCAACTTTACAGGTGCAACCACTTCATGGTACGGGAGTGCCGGTACAACACTCACCTCAGTATACGACTCAAGCAGCACCTCCCACGATACGTGTTTAAGAGTGGAAGCCTCGGGCATATTAGATTGGGCCTTTATTGACGTTAACACTTTTGCTAATAGAGAGTATAGCATAGAGTTCGATTACAGAATAGTTACAGGCAGTACTCAGAAGTTAGTTGTAGAGACAGATAATGGAGACGGCACCTGGACTACAGAGGCATCGTATGCTTTAGTGTCTGATTTGTACGTAGCAGCAGGGTATACTATGCCGGGGTACATATACACTTCACCTACGTCTTCCGGATTCTTAAATTTTAGTACAACCTTATATTTGGCAGATAGGAGCAGAGCTTCTAGAACCCGTTTCAAGATATTTGCATCTGGAGGCGCGGGAGGATCTAATGATGAAATACTAGTTGATAACTTCCAAGTAAGTCAGACCTGGGCTAGAGGTGACTTACGTACTCGTAGTATCTCGGGCACAGACGGGCACACTTTAACGTACTATAATAATCTAGTTATCAATACTTCAGACCCTGAGGCGTTTTTCGAAGATGATATATACTTTATAGACCGCAAGGTGGCAGAAAATAAGATACTAATAGAATTCGAGTTAGCCCCTGCTTGGGACGTGGAAGGAATTAAACTACCTAAAAGAGAGATTATACAGAATACTTGCTTATGGAAGTATAGAGGAGGAGAGTGTGGTTACACGGGCACCCAGTACTATACTAAAGATGATGAGCCTACTTCTGATGCAACAAAGGACTACTGCGCTAAGAAGCTTACAAGCTGTGAGCTGAGGTTTGCAGAACCTTATGTTTCAGCAACAACTGAAGCAGCTTGTGTGCTTGAAAACCACTACTGGAATAGTTCCACAGGAAGCTGCTGGAACTTAAACAAGGCTATACTACCTTACGGGGGCTTCCCTGGAGTAGGGCTGGGACTACGAAGATGATATCAGATAAAACCAAAGAGGCTATAGAAGAGCATGCTGAGTACGCGTTTCCCCAAGAGTGTTGTGGTCTGCTGCTAAATATTAAGGGTAAGCAAAAGTACTTTAAGTGTAAAAATATAGCAGAAGGCCATGAGGAGCAGGACTTTGTACTAGACCCTTATGATTACGCAAAAGCTGAAGACTTAGGAGAAATACTGGCTGTTATACATAGCCACCCAAATGCGTCCTCCACCCCTAGTGAGGCAGACAAGGTTTCCTGCAGTAGGTCAGGACTCCCTTGGCACATAATCTCTTGGCCCGCAAAAGAGTGGTCGAAGTTACTCCCGGAAGCCTACTCTGCCCCTTTAACAGGGCGAGTATTTGCTTACGGGGTGTTAGATTGCCAAACCTTATTCATAGATTACTATGAGCAAGAATTCGGTGTTAAGTACAAGATGTTCCCTTCTGAGTACGATTGGTGGGCAACAGGCAAAGACTACTATGCAGACAACTGGGATAGCTGGACTGAGGGGGATTTTATAGAGGTTAAAGACCACACAAAGATTGAGAAACATGATGTAATATTAATGAAGGTACTATCTAATGTTTCTAACCACTTAGCTATCTACTTAGGTAATAATATGATACTACACCATTTAATGGGGAGGCTCTCTACAAAAGATATATATGGAGAGGCATACCAAAAGAACACCACACATGTATTAAGGCACAAATCATTATGTTAAGAAAAGTAACATTATACGGGGACTTAGGAGAGAAGTTCGGGAGGGAGTGGACGTTAGACGTGTCAAACCCCCACGAAGCAGCAAAGGCTATAGAGGCCAATATGCCGGGGTTTTACGAGTACATTATGGACAGAGAGTACCACGTTACCTCTGCAGAAGAATACTTAGGGCAGCAGCACTTAATGGATCCTCTAGGTTCGAGAGACCTAAAGTTTATACCTATTATTAGCGGCTCTAAGAGTTCTGGAGTAGGCATGATACTACTAGGGGCTCTTATTGTATTTGCACCTTATTTGGCAGGGCTAGCTACTGGCGTGGGCACTGGATCAACATTTGCTAGTACCTGGGCAGTCGGCATGGGTACCTTTGGTGTTGGGGCAAGTACTGCGGTATCTTTGTCCTCTTTTGCTCTTCAAGCGGGAATGAGTTTAATGATGTCAGGGATAGCGCAGATGCTGGCCCCTAAGCCAAACAAGCCTCAGACTAGTGAGGTAAACAACGGGCAGTCTTACAACTTTAATGGCCCAGTAAATACTTCTGCACAAGGACTACCAATACCTTTGTGTTACGGAGAATTAATAGTTGGTGGCGCTCTTATTAGCGCCGGAGTAACTACGGAGGAAACAGATGGCCAGTAATAACGTATTAAGAGGCTCAGGTGGTGGAGGAAAAGGCGGAGGGTCTCCTCGACAGGCAGTTGAGGACCCAGATACTCTCCATTCTGTACAGTACGCCCAGGTTTTAGACGCAGTTTCTGAGGGAGAAATAGTAGGTCTAGTAGCCGGCCATGAGAGTATCTTCTATAATGAGACCCCTCTGATGAATACTAACGGTACTTATAACTTTGATAATGTTAAGACATACTCAGTTATGGGAACAACTGATCAAGAGGTGATTCCGGATGCGGGCAGTATTAGGGGTCAGGAAGCTGTGCAAGCTGAAATTAAAAAAGGAGTGGGAACCGCTCCTCCTATTACTATATATAATGGAGACCTAGATGCTATAGCAGTAACTATCTCTTGTAATCAGTTGACGACTCAAGATAAGGAAAATGGCGATATACACGGTGCAAAGGTAGACTATGAAATCTACCTTATGTATAATAATGATAGTAACTGGCATAAAGTTGTATCCGCTTCTTTCGATGGAAAGACCACGTCAAAGTATACTAGACAACACAGAATTAACTTAGATAAGACGATTTATAGCACTGAAGTTACTATAAAGATACTTAGGCTAACGGACGAAGCTAGTGATAGTGCTTTAAATGATACTATTTACTGGGAAAGTTTTACCCGTATTATTGATAACAAATTAAGATACCCGCATACTGCTTTGATAGCTACTCAAATTAATGCTAGGCAGTTCAGTAGTATACCTAAGAGAGCTTACCATATCCGAGGCATAAAGTGTAAGGTTCCTACAAACTACCACGGATATGATCCAGACACTTTAGCAGCGGGGGACAACCTATATTCGGGGCACTGGGACGGCACTTTCAATAATGTAATGTGGACCAGCAACCCTGCGTGGATCTACTATGACATAATTACCAATAAACGTTACGGACTCGGGGAGTACATTAGAGGTACGCAAATTGATAAATGGGCCCTATACCAGATTGCAAGATACTGCGACGCAGTCGATGATGCAGGAGACTTTGTAGGTGTAAAATCCGGATTTAAAGACGCTGCAGGTGCTACCTTGTTGGAGCCTAGGTTTGCGTGTAACGTGTACATACAGGACCAACAAGAGGCTATAAAAGTAATACAAGATTTAGCCTTCGCATTTAGAGGGCTATCTTACTGGGCTAATGGGCAATTAGTGCCTGTACAAGATTCTCCAAAAGAGCCTACTCAATTATTTACCTCCGCTAACGTATTAGGAGGAGAGTTCTCTTACTCAGGTACTTCACAGAAGGCACGAAAGACCGTGGCTTTGGTGAACTGGAACGACCCTGACGACTTCTATAGAAGAAAAGTAGAGTATGTTGAGGACAGGGAAGGAGTAGATAGATACGGTATACGTAAGACAGACATTACATCTTTTGGGTGTACTTCTAGGGGGCAAGCACACCGAATAGGTACTTGGACTCTACTAACCGATACTCTAGAGACAGAGACGTTAAGTTTCAAGTCTGGCTTAGAAGCTGCAGTACTACGTCCGGGAGACCTAATAAAAGTACAGGACCCTACTCGCTCTGGCAATAGATACGGAGGGCGAATTAAGTCGGGCTCCACCAAAACAAATATTATATTAGATAGTGCTGTACAGATGCTCCCCGGAGCAAACTATACATTAAATGTAATACACACAGATAAAGCGTGTTTAAAGCCTCAGGAGTCTTCTCCCGGGGTGGCTCACCCGCACGCAGGTGAGCTTTATTACCCTACCGCTCCTGTAGCAGGTCTTGAAGCTAAGGAAGTTTGTATAAGTGACGGAGGCCAGTGGGCTCCTTATTTATTCGTAGAGAATTACCCTGTAACTATAGACAGTTTAGTTACTGAAGACATAGACTTAGATACCGAAATTAGTGCGTCTGAGGGGGGTACAGGAGTACCTGGGACACCTTTCTCAATATACGATAGCAAGATGTCTTTTTCTAGTAAGTACCTGGGACGAACTGTAACTAATAAAACTACAGGAGCGACCGCCACTATTACTAATATAGTTGCAGACCATGAGGTGCATGTAGATGTCACGTCTTTTGCCTCGGCTCCTGATAGTATAGAGTACCATCATTCTTTGACTAACGAACCTAAAGCAGATTATATGTGGCTGTTAGAAGAGACAGGTGTAGTAGACGCGCAGGTATGGCGCACTGTCGGGGTTAAAGAGTCAAAAAAGAATGAGTATGAAGTACTTGCCATGGAGTACCATGAGGATAAGTACCGCATAATAGAAGAGGGACTAGACTTTAGTGAGCTAGACGAGAGAAATATTAGCAATGTTCCTAATATTCTAGTAGCTACACCGCCTCCAGCGGACCTAGACGTGTACGAGACTTCGTACGTAGGGTCAGATGGTCAAGTACGTAATAAAGTTATTATTCAATGGCAGGCTCCAACAGATTACCCTTATATACGCTTGTACTCTGTAAAGTATCGTGTTAATAAAGGTACTTGGGTAGACTTGCCAGACACCGAATTTTTAAACACAGAAGTATTAGACGCTCCTAAAGGTACCTACGAGGTAAAAGTAAGAGCTCAGAGTATTATAACTAATAACGTTTCTATGTATGTGCAGGTATCAAAAACGGTACTAGGACTAGCTAAACCGCCTTCATCCGTTACCAAGTATTGTAGTGGATTAACGTACGCTAGAACACAGTCTGATTGTGAGGGCCAAGGTAGATGTAGTACGTTAGATGGCTCTTCTATACTAAATAGTGAGGCCCTGTGTACTGCACAAAGTCCTATAGACCCTGCAACCGGAGCCATCGTTTCAGACGAAACTAGGTGTGGTGATTTAAACCATAGTTGGGTATCTAACGCCTGTGTAGGCCAATGGGTGTCAGACGGCAACGTGTGGACTACAGACTCTTCTAAGTTCACTATAACCACAGATAAAAGTACTGGTACTAGACTGGACTGGGAGCCTATTAAGGATTTAGACCTAAGGTACTATGAGATACAAGAAGGGAGTACTTGGGGAGACGCCTCTAATACCGTATTACTAAAAGAAAACTCTCTATCATTTGGAGCAGAGGGGGGTTGGTACTTAAAAGCGGGAACACATAACTTCCTATTGAGGGCAAAAGATACAAGTGGGGTGTACTCTACGTATGATGCAGAAGCTTCTATTGAAGTCACAGTTCCAGACCCTGCTACTTCTTTAACCTACTCTTTCGTAGGTACAAATGTTGTTATTAGTTGGGTACCTGGAGTAAATAGCTTTTATAAAATTAATGAATATGACATTAGATATGGAGATACTTGGTCATCTAATTACGCCGCCCGAATACACAACCTAGGGGCGCCCAGCATTAGCATTAATGTAGGCTGGGGAGGTACTAGAAAGTACTGGGTAGCTCCCGAAGATATGGCAGAAAATTATGGCGCACCAGCCAGTATAGACATTTTAGTGGAGAGCCCAGACTGGTCCACTAATCCTGTAGTTCATACTTTGGACTCGACGGGTGCGGCAGTTCTTTCTTGGGTAAGCCCTACCATAGGGTCTTTACCTATTTCCAACTATGAAATCAGGCAAGGAGGCCTTACAGGAGACTCTGCCACCTTAGTTGGTCTTATTAAGACTACTACTCATTCCGAGAACGTAACTTGGGGCCCTTCTTCGGGAGAGCCCTCTAGAGACTTCTGGGTTAGAGCAATAGATAGTGCTGGGAACCTTAGCCCTTGGCAGAAACACTCTGTAGAGATACGTAACCCTGTAGATATAAAGGATTTGGCCTACACTTTAGTAGGGCCTGATCAAGTAACGAATTGGAGAGTACAGACGGCAGGGGAGGCGGACTACGATAATAATGTAGATTACTTACTTCCTGTTAAATTCTGGGAAATTAAAAAGGGAGACACGTATGGTTCTGCCACTATACTATCCCCTCGTAAGTCTTCTACTAGGTATTCTGAAAAGGTAACCTGGGGTGGAGGACAGTTTAGAAGGTACTGGGTAACCTCAATAGATTCCGCAGGAAATAAAGGTACCAACCATAGTATAGATATTACTATTAATAATCCTGCAATACCTTATGGAGTAACTTATAGTATCTCAGGAGGGAATACTACCATTAAATGGTCTGCCCCTTCCGCAGATTTAGATATTGTAGAGTACGAACTAAGAAGTGGAGCAACCTGGGCCAAGAGACTAGACAACACGGCTAACTCGGCTATAACCAGGGCTTTGACACTAGACCACACATTACGAGTGGACTGGAGACCTTATGACCCTGCAAATAATATTGATGATACAAGATTCTTTGTCCGAGCGATAGACTCTGCAGGTAACTACTCAGAGGAGCCCGTACACTCTGTGCAAGCAGAGGGAACGGGATGGGTATTAGCAGAAGTAGAGAGACTGGGACAAGTACAGAGCTTATCTAATTCTTTTATTGGTATAATGACTCTATTAAGTTGGACAGCTCCTGTACATGCGGGGGACTCCGCCGGAGGCTACTTACCTGTAGACTTATATGAGATTAGAGACAGTACGGGGGCTGTCCTAAAGACTACGTACTCTACTTCATATTCTACTCCTGTTACTTGGCATTCGGGTAGTCCTGTAACCTTTACTATTGTAGCTAAAGATTCCGCAGGCAACTACGGGGTTGCTACAGATATAGCTGTGGATGTACCTGTACCGGATGCTCCTGCCACTCTAAATATTAAAGTAGTGGATAACAACGTACTACTTAGATGGCCAAGTGCCTCTAATGTAGCAAAACTAGATATTAACAGCTATGAAGTAAAAAGGTGCCCAGATGGTTCACCTTCTTGTAGCTCGTCTACCGAGGCTGAATGGGGCGTTTTAGAGCCTGTGTCTACTACGGCAGGCTTATTTATATCTCATATGGAAACTATAGGAGGGACGTTTAAGTATTGGATTAGGTCCGTAGATAGCGCAGGTAATATGTCTCCTGCTCTAAGTACAGTAGCTATCGTATCTGAGCCGCCTGACTTCATACTTATTGAAAACAGAAACTCTACCTTAGATGAAGATAATCCCGCTAGTTACCCTACAGAAGTAACTACTATTGAAACTACTAGTATACATAAAGGAGCTACTTCCGCGTTCCTACCGGTTAATACGGTGGAGACATGGAGAGAGCATTTTGTTAATAATAGTTTTACTAGTCCTCAGTCGCAGGTTTCTGCAGGGTACCCGTTCTACCTAGAACCAGGTACCTCATCTGCTAGTTTCTGGCAGAAGTGGGATTTCGGTGTTACACTAGACCCGAGCTCTATTCAAGCAGCTATGAATACTAGGGTACTACACGGGGCGGTGACCCCTTCGACTACTTTATATTATAGTAATACTGATCCCGATGCTGGAGTACTAACAAATGAGACAGGATGGACTAAAGTAGTGGGTACCTCCACTATGGCACTCCACACTTTTAGGTATGTGAAAGCTCATACGGTATTTAATACTGACGGGGGTAATAACGACTTAATGGCCTTGGACGAGTTCAAGCTTAAGCTAAGCCTTAAGATGGTCACGGACTCTGGGTCCGAGACTGTTGACACAAATTCGGGGCTGTGTAACGTCTACGGCAGTGGAGAGGACGGAGCTCCTTTTTATTATACAGATGGCGCAGGTATTTCTCGCCAACCAGATAATAACGAAGTGATTTGTAACACCCAAGGAGGCGAGTGGCACAGCACAAAAGAGGGTATGAAGGTATTTAGGGTCTTTTTCCTTAAAGATTTTAAGGATATTAATTACTTAAATACAGCCTACACAACAGAACTAGATGGGTCAGTAGTACCTTCTAGGTTCACTATACATGATTTCGAAGATGTGCCTACACCATCCTTCTTTTATGTGTACATATTAGATAAAAGTGACTATGGCACCCTTACTGGGGCTATAAAATCTTTTGAAGGAAAATTAACTTGGAACGCACGAGGAGTACAATAAAATGGCAGCAAATTGGAATAAACCAACCCTAGATTCATTATACACAGATTTCAGAGATGAACTAGTAGACAGAGCAGATGATCATGCAAAGATGTTTAACGGCACGGGAACTACTAACTTACCTATTGGAGTTATCGGGTGGGACGGAAGCACGAATAAATTTAATTTGAAAACTATTACAGGTTGGTCAGACCTTAGTAGTGAATATCAAATAAACGTAAATAAGCTAGACAACTTAACTGGATCGGAGTACGTTAACGTAGCTTCTACTCAGACTATATCAGGAGTAAAAACATTTTCTTCTAATGTAACAGTAGAAGGCACTACTACCCTAAAGGGCAATACCGTACTTGGAGACTCGGTTCTTGATAATATCACAGTTACCGGCAAGTTTCAGAGTACCACCTTCGAGGGGGACGTAGTACTAGAGGGGGTAACAACTGATCTTACTGTGGGAGGCAATGCTGTGGTTACAGGCACGCTAAACGTTTCCGGGCTTACTTCCTTTGGTAGTAGTTTAGCCACTTCGGGCAGCCTAAGTGTTTTAGGTAACACTACTCTAGGTAACGCTAGTTCCGATACTATTACGTTAACTGGAACAGTAGGTGCCACGACTTTTAATGGGGACGTTACTCTATCCGGTACAAGTACTGACTTAACAGTAGGAGGCGCAATCACAGTTGCGGGAGCCACTACCTTAAATGGTAATGTTACTTTAGGCAACGCAGCTGCAGATACTATATTAATTAACGGTGATATACACGGTGCAAGTAACACAGTGGATATTAAAGATGCCTTAAACTTATCAAGCACCTTAACAGTAGCTTCAACTGCAGACTTCAACTCTAGTATAACTACTAGAGCTATTACTATGGACAATGATAATAGCTTTATTGCAGGAAGTGACGGCAATAATAATGGGGACTTTAAGTGGTACACAGAAGACCCTGGGCAGTACTTTAAAGTTGCAGGAGGTACCGGAAATGCTACTATGTATGGAGTGAATAGTCAATTTACTATGCATGGGCAGGCAACTGTAGCAGGGGCATCGACTACTCCTTTGTATATGTATAACGATGGCAGGCTATACCTATCTAATACAGCAGAGGCAACAAGTCTTTCGGACAGCTCTGTATCCCTCACAGTTAAAGGTGGAGCAACAGTAGCTAAGAACTTATACGTAGGTGGAACAATCTACGAAAGTTCTGCAAGAGAATTAAAAGAAAATATTAAACCAATTATGGGGGCCTTAGGCAAGGTTCTCAAACTCGAAGGTGTTTCTTACAATAAGAAATCCAACGGGCAAAAGGAGTTGGGACTCATCGCAGATGATGTCCTGGATGTTATTCCTGAAGTAGTCAGCTCGAAAGACGGCAAAGCAGAGGCTCTACATTATAGTAGATTAACTGCCGTTCTAGTGGAAGCTGTTAAGGAATTAACGAATAAAGTAGAGTCTCTAGAAGCGCAACTACAAAGGAGCTAAGCAAATGGCTGCAGGAAAGCACGATATAACACTAGAGCAAGGTGCTACCTACAACATGCAAGTCAGAGTTGAGGAGAATGGTTCTCCAGTCGACATTACCAACTATACTTTCGAATCTCAGGTGAGGAAATCTCACTATTCGTCAGATGTGGCGGCATCATTTACTACTAGTTTAGTAAATGGGCCAATGGGGTCTTTTAATATTTCATTAACAGATACCCAGACAGATGCATTAAATCCGGCATTTACACATGTGTACGACGTTGAGGTTACTTCTGATACTGGTGCAGTTACTCGAATTATCGAGGGAACTGTTACAGTATCTCCTGGAGTTACTCGATGAGTATTACGGTAACAGTCACTGAAACTATTAGTAACGTAACGGTTACTAATAATGAGACCATAGCAACAACGATAGCAGGTATAGGAGAAGCACAGTATCTTGCTTTCTCCCCACATGGCACTATAACCGCTACTAATGTACAAGCTGCATTAGAACAAATAGCGGATCAACAATTTGTGCAAGACGACGCCCCAACTACAGCGTCTGAGGGTGACCTCTGGTATGACACGAACGATAACCAAATGCTGGTTTATCGGGAGACATCGCCAGGTACCTTGGATTGGAGAGTCTTAGCCCTAGCGGGCGGAGACATTCCAGTAGGAGGAGTGTACGATTACACAACAGTTGATATGGAGTCCCTAGACGGGGGGAACTATTAATTTTAACCCGATATATATCGGATCTCACACGACTCTATATAGAGTATTGAGGACAATTAAATGGCAAATTTAATAAAAATAAAACGTACCACGGGATTACTCCCGCCGGGTACAAACGCAACGGAGTTTGGTTTACTATCTTATTCAGATGGAAATGAAACTCTATATATTACTAAAGCTAACGGGAACATAACAGAACTCGGCGGACAAGGTAAATTCTTTAAACTTGATGAATCATCTAACGTAATTCTGCAGGACTTCCTAATAGGTACTGCGGACGCTGCTAGTGGTAATTCTCGTGCGATGCGCTTTAAATCAGAGGGGAGCTCTAACAGTTACGATGTTAGTTTATTCACCTCTGGAACCGATTTCGTAGTATATGATTCTGAAAATACTACAAATCAATTAGTAGTTCGTTCCGATGATGGAACAGGAGCTACTTATGGTACAGATTCCAAGTATGGTTATAGCTTAAATGGTACAGTTGTACTAGATAAGAAAGATGTTAATAGTAAGATTAGTTTACTTAATATTGACTATATTAGCAATACTGGAACAGGAAATGGAATTAGTATTAGTACTGGCGATGCAGGTTACTCAGTAACTTCTGCAGCAAACGTAGCCTTAACGGCCAACGGGGCAGCTGGGACTATTACTTTAGATTCTACAAGTGGTAAGGTAATACTAGATGGTGGTGAAAATGGCACAGGTGCTGTTCAGCTAATAGCTAGTAATAGTACTGGTGCTGCAACTGTTAAGATCGATTCAAATGGTACTTCTTCACAAGCAATTGATATTACCTCACAAGGTGGTATCGATGTTAGTGCTTTAGGTACTATTGATCTAACCTCTACTAATAATGGCTCTGCTGTTACTATCCTTGAAAACGGTGGTACCTCTGGAACTATTTTAGTACAGGCTCAGAAAGGTACTAGTGTAGACTCAGTAAAAGTTGACTCAGTAGCTGGTGGTGTAACTATCAGTTCAACAGGTAATCAAGCTGACGCTGTATACATCCATACGGATGGTGGTACGAGTGATACTATACGTGTTCACTCTGATCAAGGTACTTCCGCTACAAGTGGCAGCGCTTCGGTTCAACTATCTTCCGATGCTGGTGGGGTAAACTTATACTCTACAGGTAACGTTGCAGATGCTATTAAGCTGCACGCGAATGGTGGTGCGTCTGAAACGATCTCTATCCTGTCTAATCAAGGCACAGGGGATACTTCTGTAAGCATTCAATCAGATGTTGGTGGCGTTAAGATAGCTTCTAACCGAGATGGTGCTAACGCTATTAACCTACAGGCTAATGGCGGTACAGATGATACAATTGTTATTGAGAATACTCAAGGCACTGGAGTTGGAGCAATTGAGCTCAAAACTTTAGCTGGCGGTATTAACTTAAATAATGATGCAGCAGGTAAGAACATTACTGTTAATTCAGCAGGTGGTGTAGACATTGATGCGACAGGTACTGTTTCTATCGATGCCAACTCTATTGTGTTAAACTCAGCTACGGCCTTAGATTTAGGAGCTACGGACTTAACGTTCAGTGCAGCTACTGAAATTAAGACTACAGCAGGTGCTTTAACTCTGGATGGATTCTCGGGTATTCAACTACGCAAAGCGGGTGGTTTAGAATTTGAGGTCAATGGTAATGGTGATGTTATTGTACATGGTACAGGCGGAACTAGAGCAGATCCTAACTTTGATGTTAAAGGTTGGACTCGTTTAAGAGGTGCAGTTACTTTTGGTAATCTAGAATTCGATGGTAGTAATACTATTGAAGCTATTTCTGGTAATATCAATATTAACGCATCTGCTGCGGGCGAAGTTAATATTAATAAAGTTGATATTAATGACGGTACTCTTACAAGTGTTGTTCTAGATAGTTCTACTATTACGGACAATAACCTTGTATACTCAAAAGGTGATCTTAGTGTTCCTGCTAGTGCACACACTGCTACTTCATCTGGTGCAGGTAACAAGACTTGGACGTTCGGAGGCACTCATGGGCTTACTGAAGGTATGTCTGTTAAGATTGGTGCTGAAGTAACTACGGTTACTTCTGTAACTTCGGGTACAGTACTAGTAGTTACAGACGATATCTCATCTGCCTTTAGTAACCAAACCATCTTTAAAGACCCTGATCTATTCAAGGTTTCAGGTGGTTCAGGTATTACTAAATTATCAGTAGATAACTTAGGTAATTTGGATGTAGCGGGCAACACTGTAATTGGGGGCAACTTAACAGTTAATGGCGACATGACTACTGTTAACTCAACCGTGGTTACTATTGATGATGCTACTTTCCGTATTGGAGGAGATGAAACTCCTACTTCGGCTACCACTAATGATCTAGGAATTGTATTCCCATACTTTGATACTCAAGCACGAATGGGCTTCATGGGTTGGGACGATAGCAGAGAAAGCTTCATATTTGGTGCAGACCATGTTGAAGGTGCTACTATCAGTACAGTTCAAACAGCTCCAATTTCTGCTAAAGAGATTAAGTTGGGCGATAGTGAAACCACTATGGTTAACAGATCTGAGCAATGGCAGAAGGTGTATGAAGAGCTTTGGGTTAACCCAATTGGCGAAGCAGCACTATCTGGGGAAAGAGAAGTACCTTCAGCCTTGGACGCTACACACTTAGGAAAACACTTAACAGTAGTTTCCGATGGTGCTAGCGGGTACAAGTTTGAGATGTCTAATACGTTAGACGGCGGGACTTACTAACCAGTGACCTTAAAGGGGGCAGCGGATTCGTTGCCCCCTTTTTTACGTCTGACGAAAGAAAAATAACTCTTGACAATTTGGTCAAAGTTGCGTATAATTGATTTTAAAAATAGAGCTGTAAAAACTTACCCAGCTACAAAAGAACTTAGAAAAAGGAACTGTTGAATACAGTATATAGGAGCTCAATATGGCAAGACAAAATCTGATTAAGCACATTAGATCTGCCGTTCAACACAATATACCTTCTACAACTCAATTAGAGCTGGGGGAGATAGGGCTCAATACGCATGATGGAAAAATATTTATCCATCAAACAGACGGAGTAACCCCTAGTATATCTGAAATTAGTATTGGAGAAGTATTCCAGCTAACTAATTTTGACGGGCACGTTCATTCTGTGTCAATTACAGGACAACAAGCTTACAATTTAATAAAGGACGGAACTACTATAGCAGTACGTTCTAGTACTGCTGCTAGCCACTTTCATGATGTTACTATTTCATACGACGCTGCAAACAAGACATTTGTTGCAGACACTATATCAGAACATGTAGGGCATACTTTTGCTACCAGTGGTGGAGGACTTCCCGCACAGTCATCTAATAGTGGTAAATTTTTATCAACAAATGGTACTACAACTTCTTGGCAAAATCTTCCATCGACATTAACGGTCAAAGATGTTAGTGGTACTAATGTAATAACTGATGTATCCGAGATACGATTTGACGATGGAACTGGCTTTAATGTCACAGATTTAACAGGTGGAGCCGTTAAGGTATCTTTAGGTTCTCATTGGAAAGACCTGCTTATTGCTGGACAAACTACACTATCTCCTTCAGGAGAAGAAAGTCTACAAATTGTGGCAGGTAATAACGTTGTTATTACTACCGACAGTAGCACTACTCCAAAGCAATTAATCATAGGTCTAGAGGACGGGCATACTAATAGCTTTAGTACTTCTCAACCAGCGAACCCTACTTTAGGAGATGAGTGGTGGGATACCGACGACTCTTTACTATATAAATATATTCAAGACTCTGCCGGAGTTTCTCAGTGGTTCCCAGTATCTGGAGGAGGTGGTGGGGATACTTCATCCTCCGTATCCACTCAACACGAGTTTATACTAGACTCAACTACTTCAGGGCAAACAAGCTTTGGTGTACCTTATGGCGCAAGCACCGTAACAGCAGTGTTCTTCAATGGACTTAGGCTAGCAGATGAAGATTTCACGGCTACCTTAGGCACTACAGTATCTTTAGTAGGGATTACTACTACTGACGGGGACGTTATTTCCATTATAGTGAACGAGGTATACTCCGGAAGTAACGCAGTACTTACTCAAACAGACTTTGTGGCTACTGCTGGGCAGACCGTGTTTACGGCAGACTACGCTATAGACAAAGAAGCTGTATATTTGAACGGGTTCCGATTACCTAAAGCGGATTATACAGCGGACAATGGCACTTCTATAACTTTGGTAGAAGCAGCTGCGGTAGGGGATGATATAATTATAGTTAGCTTCGGCCCTATTACACTTATAGATATAAACTTAGACGGAGGTGCTGCTAGTACAGTTTTCACTTCAAGCGACTTACAATATGATGGAGGCGCCGCATAATGGCAGCAAAAATTCAATTTAGAAGAGACACAGCAGCAAATTGGGCTTCTGTAAATCCGATACTCTCTCAAGGAGAGATAGGACAAGATACTAGCAATAGTATACTAAAAATAGGTGACGGTATTGCCCCTTGGGATAATTTACCTACTCTTACTATTTCAGAGTCTGCAATAGATACGAAGATATCAGACTTAGTAGGAGGAGCTCCTGGAGCCTTAGATACTCTAAATGAGCTGGCAGAAGCAATTAATGATGATGCTTCTTATGCTTCAACTGTTACTACAGCTCTAGGTACTAAAACAAATAAAACGTCTAATCAGTCTTTAAGCTCTTCAACGGATGCAATGACGATTAGTGACCATACAATCACTCTTACGAGAGGAGATGGGTCAACAGATGTAGTTACCATACCTGATAATAACACAACTTATTCTGTACAAGATGGTGAGTTATCGGAGAAGAGCTTCACTAGCGCTGAAAAGACTAAGTTAGGGAATATTGAGGATAGTGCTACAGCTGACCAGTCTGCCAGTGAGATTAAAACAGCTTACGAGTCTAATACAGATACTAATGAATTCAGTGATGCTGAACAGACTAAGTTATCAGGTATTGAAGATAGCGCTGATGTGACGGACACAACTAATGTTGTAGCTTCATTGACAGCAGGCACTAATGTTGCAATTTCAGCGGGGGGTACGGTTAGTTCAACTGATACTACTTATTCGGTTGGTGATAACGGATTGACTCAAAAGAATTTCACTACCACGCTTAAAACTAAGCTTGATGGTGTTGAGGCAAGCGCTGATGTGACAGACACAACTAATGTTGTTTCTGCTTTAACAGCGGGAACTAATGTGACTATCGCTGGTGACGGCACAATATCTTCAACTGATACAAATACTAACACGACATATACCGCAGGCACAGGTCTTACACTAGCAGGCACTGTTTTTTCAGCAAGCCCTTTAGCTTTAACATCAGTACAGACAGCGACTAATCAAGTAACTCAACTAGCCTTAACGGCTCAGGAAGGTGATATTGTTGTTCGCTCTGATGAGAATAAGACTTACTGCCATAACGGGGGTACAGCAGGAACTATGGCTGACTACACGTTGCTAGCAACTCCTACTGATGCAGTATCAAGTGTTAATGGGGATACAGGCGCAGTATCAGTGACTCATGATGGTTTAAGTGACTTTGTGGCTAATGAGCATATTGATTGGACAGCAGACCAAGGCGCAACAAACTTACATGCTGGCAACTACACTGATACAACTTATTCAGTGGGCGACAATGGATTAACGCAAAAGAACTTCACAACTACATTGCAGACGAAATTAGACAATATTGAAGAAAGTGCCACTAACTACACACACCCAGCTACTCACTCAATTTCAGAGGTGGTTAATTTACAGACAATGCTAGATAGCAAGACGGCAGAAGCCGTCGCTATGGCAATTGCATTAGGATAGGAGAATATAAATGGCAACAAATACATTTAAATTAAAAACAAAGGCAGCAGTAGGCACGGCGCTTACTACGGTCTACACAGTACCTGCAAGTACCACTACGGTAGTTATCGGGCTAACAGTAGCTAATATCTTAGGAGCTTCAGTAACAGCTAGTGCACAGATTGTGACAGCTTCTACCACAGGAGAGAACGCAGACGATGTGTACTTCATTAGAAACATCCCATTACCTTCTGGCTCATCTGTAGAGATGATGTCAGGCAACAAGATTAATCTTGAGGCAGGGGACATTATTAAAATCCAGAGTGATACGGCTTCTGCATTAGATGCAGTGTTATCAATTATGGAAATCACTTAATTTTAGGAGACTAATATGCCATACGTAGGTAGAGCACCCTCAGCGGTACCAGTAACAGCAGATGATATTCCAGCTAACAGTATTGACGCTTCTAAGATTGTAGATGGTTCGATTGAACTAGCAGAGATTGCAGATAATTCTATTACTGATGCTAAGTTAAACTCTAGTAAGTTAGATGGCATAGCTACAAGTGCTAACAACTATACACATCCAGCGACTCACGCTACAGCGGATATAGCAGACAATGCTATTACAGAAGCTAAGATAGCAGACGCAGCAGTTGTAAGCCTGAAGTCAGGTAGAAAGAACCTGATTATTAATGGTGGGTTTGATGTATGGCAGAGGGGTACGAGTTTTAGCTCTAATAAGTACACAGCTGACAGGTGGTATCAGTGGAACGGGACTGCTAATACTACGGTAACTCAGTCTGCTATAGGAGCTAGGATTACTTCAACAAGCTTCTCTGGGGCAAACCTCCTAGAACACAGGTTGGAAGGTACTTACACCGCAGGCAAAACGGTTACGTTATCAGTGAAAACTGGAAGTGTTTGTTCAAACGCAGGAGCCATGATCTACACTAGGACTACTGGAGGAAGTTGGCAGTATACTGTTATTTCTGGTGGGCTGGTAGCAAACACTGTTAACACATTTACTGGTACTGTACCTGCTGATGCAGGGAAGATAAACATAAGATTAGCCAATGTAGGTTCGGGTGCTTTAGATTTAGATGTTGAATACGCCCAACTAGAAGTAGGCTCAGTAGCCACAGACTTTGAACACCGTAGTTATGGTGAAGAGTTAGCGTTGTGTCAGAGGTATTATGAACTAGGTGGCTTTGGTGAGTGGGCAAAAGCTGAAATATCTAGTAAGTTTGTAGCCCAAGTTCCTTTTAAAGTACCTAAAAGGACAACACCGTCAGTAACTTTAACAACTACCTCTAATGTTAGATTTAGGGAGTTTGGTATAGCTGATAGAGATGCTTCTACTTGTTCAATTACTTCTTATTCTGCTACCCCAAATGGTTGTTTCATTAAGATGAATGGTTGGTCAGGATTAACTACAGGAATAATAGCGGCAATAAACTATACAACCTCTACAAACAATGGACAACTGTTTGCCTTTGACGCAGAACTTTAATAGGAGATTATTATGTATAAACTAAACAAGTTTGAAGATTCGTATTCAATAACAAGATTATCTGATAATGCTTCTATCCCACAGGCTGAAGGCAACAGAGATTACCGACAGTTCCTACAAGACGTTAAAGTCAATGGCTTAACTATCGTAGAAGGTGCTGATGTTATCGAACCTGATTACGTAGCACTAAGAACTGGTGTAGATGGTTATGCCTCTACAGGTGAACAGTTCGGTATGCAAACAGACGGTACTTGGGATGCTCACATAGCAGACGTTAAGACTAGATTCCCTAAGACTATTACAGGTGGCACAACT